AGTCGTCCGGTCCACGCTTGTCTACTTTTGGCCAGAACCGTTGCTCCAGAGTTCCACGCATGCGTTGACGTTATCAGATGCGGATTGCCGTGATCTGGCACTGGCGGTAGCCGCCCGTACTCTGGAACGCCACGTTGTTTCCGATGACGATGAACGTGTCCGTCAGGCCCCAGGAGTACGAGGTCGCTGAATTCGGGACAAGCGTTGTCGTGATTGTGCAGGTCTGCCCCGAACGAACCCATCCGATGAAGTCCTCCGACGTGTTGAACGTGATGCGCTCGGCGGCGAAGGCGTACTCCTGGCGCTCCCGCATGGCCCGTGACAGAGCCATGGGTGTCGTGCTGAGCGACGTGTCGTTGATGTACTCCTCGTAGATGCCCCGGTTGGGACCCGTGTACGTGCTCTGTGACGCCGCATCACTGGCCTGCGCGATGATCGGAAACTGGTAGTCGTACCAGAGCTGAATCCGGACCCCGGCCGCCGGTGCGGACGTGTTGCCCAGATACCAGCCGCCCACCGAGTTCTGCGTCACGATCCACCCGGAAGGCGTCGTACTGGTGTTCCCGGCCTGGACGACTGTCAGGGCCGTTTTCACACCGTTGACCTTCAGGACAGGCGAACCAGTGACGGTGAAGCGGAGGCCCCACGTCGTGGTGGTACCGTCACCGCGCCAGGAGCCGGTCGGGGCCGTCGTGTTGACGTTGCCGTGAATCGCGGACTGGTTCGCACCCTGGACGAGGATCTTGTTGCGGATCGAGGTGCCGTCCCACTCGTACCCGAACTGCCCGTCCAGCCGGATATGGCCCTGGGTCAGACTCCCGCCTACTGTTGGGGTGGTAGTGAACGTGACGCCGGAGGAGATGGCTGTGCTGGCGTCATAGAAGTGCAGTTTCCGGTTCTGGTCCACGTACCAGCCGTACGGGGTGACCTGGCTGGCCAGGGTGGCGAGTTTCTTCCAGGCGTCGCTGAGCGTGGTGTAGTTGAGGATGAAGCTGGACAGTACTGGCCCTGGGGCGACGAATCCGCCGTTGGGAATGGTTGCGGCCGAAATGCCGCAGTTCGCCTGCTTGGTGAGCGAGATGACGATCTGGTCGACGGTCTGTCCGAAGAACTCTCCGGCAACGATGACATTGTCCGCGTAGAACGTATAGTCCGTGCAGTTGAGGTTCCACTCGTTACGGTTCGCACCTGCGACCTGAAGAATGGGGTCATTGACAACGCCCGCGAACAGTGTCTGGGCGGCTGTGTTGTCGACCAGACTGACCTGGCTGAGGACAGGAATGTAGAAGTTCGGATGTGCTTGTCCCTGCCAGTCGTCCACCAGGGGGATAACGGCGGTATCCCCCTGGCGGCCGAAGTTCTGGGTGATGCCCATCTGGGAACTGGCACCCGCCCAGGCCAGCTTGGACGTGTAGTTGGTGGCACTGCCGCCGGGCGGGGTAATGAGAAGGGTGAGGTTCGGTGGGGCGATGGCCACTTAGTTTCCCCTTCTCAGAACCGGGACCGGTACCCGCCGGACGGCAGAATCATGGTAGCCAACCGCTTCTCCATTTTCTGGAGGAGTGCGTCCGTATCGCGGTCGGACATGATCTGAGCGCCGCGCAGGTCGACGTGGATGTGCAGTTCCGAAGCGCTGCTGGAACCGCCTCCGCCTATGCTTCCTGCCAGCGTGAGGCCGCCGCCTACGGTCAGGGAGCTGTTGAGTGAGCTGTTGGCAGTGGTCTTCAGTCCTGCTGCCAGACGGCGGACAGCATCGTGGGCGACGCTCGCATGCTTGTCAATACCGGCCGCGATTCCGTGGGGAATCCACTTGCCGACCTGGTCGGCGAAGACCTTCGACGGCGAACCGATGCCGAGGAAGCTCAGTGCTCCGTGCAGGGCGCTCTTGGCGATGCTCACGATGGCATTGACCACGTAGCTCGCACCTGCTTCGATGCCCTTGATCAGCCCGTTGATGAGGTTGATGCCGATGTTGTAGAAGTTGTAGAGAAATCCGGTCAGCCAGTTCCAGGCGTCAACCAGCGGCTGAACAATCCAGTGCCTGACCAGTGCCCATGCCCCTTGCGCGATCTGAACGATATTGTTCCACTGACCGGCGAGGAACGACCCGATCGCATTGATGGCGGGCTGGATAAAAGCCCAGACTGCCTCTACTGGTTTGATGACAACGGTTTTAAAAATTCCCCAGGCTGCCTGGGCCACCGTGACAATCGCCTGCCAGGTCGAGACGAAGAACCGGGACAGAGATCCCCATACTGCTTTTGCTGTTCCGATGATCTGCGTGTGAAAATGGTTCCAGATCGCAATAAGAACTGCGATGGGGAACGCGAAAATCAACAGCAGTAGCGGCCACCACTTCTCGAAGAATGCTTTGATCGAGTTCCAGACTGACATCGTCGTATTGACGATCGCATTCCATACGCTCACGATCGATCCCCAGAGCGCGGTTGCCGCACTGGCCACTGCGTTCCAGGCGGTTTCCAGGGCGTGCCAGGTGGCAATAGCTGCCGTCACAAGCCACTTGAAGGCGACGACCAGGGCCGCAATGGTTACCTTGACCACGACACCGACGACCTTGAATACGTCATTGACGATGTCGCGGAATGTCTTGAAGTGCGTGTAGCAGTACACCAGGATCAGAACAAGGGCGACCAGCGCGGCAACGATGGGATTCTCCCCGACGAGCGCCAGCGCACCGTCGAGAAGCTCCGCCACCATGATGACCATCTTGATAGCGCCAAACACAGCAATCAGTGCACCAACCACTTTGAACACGGTGATGACGAGCTGCTGGTGCTTCTCGATCCACGCCGCCAGCGGACCGACGACCTTGGCGATCTCCTGCGCCACTGCCACTACCTCAGGAAGCAGCGCTGTACCGATAGCGATAGCGGCATTCTTGATGGCTTCCTTGGCGCGGTCCATCTGGAAAGCCGCAGTCTTCTGGAGCGCGGCAAAACCCGTCACGTTGCCGTTGGCCGCACCTGTTGCATGGTCGATCTTGTAAATGGCGTTGGCGGTGTCACGCGCATTCTCGCCCGTTGTCATCAGAGCCACGCGCAGACCGGCAGACGTACCGATCAGCCTGGAGAAGGCCCCTGTGTATGTCTGGTGAAGCTTCGGGGCATTGGCCGCAGCCACCTGGGACAGCCACTGGAGCGTCCCTCCGAGCCCCTGCGTGGAGAGGTGCTTATTCAGTTCATCAGTAGTGATGCCTGTTGCCTTGAATTCCTTCTGCATAGTCGCAGAAGGCTTCTCCAGGCTCTGGATCGCGTTCGCCAGGTTCTGAGAGGCGCGCTGTGCCGTAACACCGTGAGACGTCATGACGGACAGCACGCCAGCGACGTCCGCGAACCGCAGGTGCACAGAGGCGGCAAACGGCAGCACGTTGGCCATGGCCGCCGACATGGACTGAAAGTTCGCCTTACCGACCGACACCGCAGCGACGAGCTGGCTGGTAGCGAAAGTCGCCTTGCTCGCGCCGAGGTGGTAGTCCTTCATGATGTCGGTGACCGCGTTCGCCACCGTGGCGAAGTCGGACCCCTCCAGCGCCGCACCCTGGGTGGCCGCCTTCAGAACATCCATGCCGCCTTTCGCCGCGCTGTACCCAGCCGCCTCCACCACGTACATGGATTTCGCCAGGTCGTCCGCCGAAACGCCCGTCTGGTTGGAGAGCTGGAGGATTCCGTCGCGCACCTGGCCGAGAGCGCTCTGCGACTCACCGGCCGTTGTCACCAGTCGCTGGGTCAGCGTCTGGAACTGCATTGCTGACTTGACTGCTTCGTACCCGATCCCGGCTACGATGGCGACGGCCCCGAAGGCAGCATTCTTGGCCTTCGTCGAGGACTCCGCGCTAGCTGTCCCGGCCCGCCTGGACGCAGCAGCCTGCTCGTCCGAGGCGGCAACGGACTCGCGGGCAGCCACAACACTCGCGCCCGTCGCAGCGTCCACGGTAGCGGCGAGGCGGGCCTCAGCGGCACTCATCTCAGTCGCTGCGGCAGCCGTACGGCGCTGGGCCGCAGCCAATTCGTCCGCAGCCGCGACAAGGCGGCTCTGAGCCGCTATGTCGCCGTCCGCAGCGGAAAGAGAGGCCCGCTGTGCCTGGACGAGGGCTTCCTCGGCGGTGGCCTCTTCCTCGGTCGCCATCGCCAGCTTGGCCCGGGATGCGGACAGCTGGGACGTGGCCAGGGTGACAGCATCCCCGCCGGAGGCCGTCGCCAACAGCCCGGCGTCGATCCGGGCCGCCGCCTCCTCCGCAGCCGTAGCGGCGAGCTGCGACGTTTCCGCCATCTGCGTAAAGCTGCCGCTGACACGGTGCAGGACGTCGGACACGAGGTCGACACCCGTAATGGTGGCGAGTACCTGAATAGCTTCAGCCAGCATGGCCCTGACTCCTCCGATGCTGTTCCTCGCGCCGAATCAGCTGAATGTAGACGAGGTAGTCCTCTGCCTCCGGCCATGGAAGTTCCCGGAACTCGTCCAGGGACATTCCGAGCTGTTCTTTGAGTTCTTTACGCAGAAGGAACGTCGAAAAGCTCGGGGGCCCCTGCGTCCCCATCCGTACCGCCGCCGAGGTCTTCAACAGGAAACTGGCGATCCTCCTCCGGAGTCCGCACCTTGTTCTGGCCGTCAACGGCCTTCCAGAGGTCGTCGAAGATGCTTCCGGGGAGCTGCTGCACGTGCTTGAGGTCGAGCGGCCAGACGGTGCCGTTGTCGTCGTCCAGGTTCCACGCCTTGATGGACGCCAGGAGCATCAGCTGCCGGTACCGTGCGACGTCCGGGGTGGGAACAGCTTCGCCGCCGGTCATGACGACCTTGGACAGTGCCCGTTCCGCAGCCTCCTTGGAGCCCTGTGAGACGTGCTTGGCGAGGTCGACCCAGTACCCCCGCTCGGCATCGACGACGACACGGTTGACACCTTCGTAGGCAGTAAGAAATCCCATGGAGTCCCCTTGTTTTCTGGCGTGGAAAAGGCCCCTGGCGAAAGACGCCAGGGGCCGGTGCAGGATGACAGCTGCGATGATTCCCAGCTGCATGTAGAAGCTGGCGTGCATGGTTTAGTACGGCAGCCAGACACTGTTCGAGACAGTGGCCTGGATCGTGTACTGCGCACCGGCGGAGAGCGGTCGTGTCGCCTCGAAGGAGAGTGCCGACATGATCGTGTCGGAAATCTTCACGTCATTGGCGAACTTGGTCACAGCGATCTGCGGGCACACGAAATTGATCGTGCTCGACAGGGTCGGGTGCTGGAGCTGGAATCCCAGCGCGCCCAGCGTCTGTGCGTCCAGGCGGTTGAAGTCGCCGTAGGTGGCGTCGTTCAGGCTGGACCACACCACGTCCACGGTACCGTTCACATGCAGGGTGACCGGGGTCAGGAAGCTGGGGCCGTGGTTGCCAGAGAACGTGTATGTCTCTTTGACGCCGTTCTCGATCACGATATTGACGTTGCTCGTGTCGGCGCGCAGCGAGTTGTAGAAGTTCAGCGTCGCCTCAGTGAACACGAACGGCAGCTCGTTCGTGACCGAGATAGCCGACGGGGACGTCAGCACAGCAACGGACCGGCCCATCAGGTCGGCCGTGATCTCCGCTGCCGCATTGCCGACCGGCATCTTCAGGTCGAACTTGTTGACCCGGCATCCGGCGAACTGGAGCGACTGGTAATTGCCGAGGTTTTTCTCTACCGTCAGTGACGGGATCGTGGAAGCCCCCTGGACAAAAGTGTGCGTGAAGGGGGTGGTGACCAGTGCCACGGCCGCAGCAGAGGCATGGGCGTACGTCAGCGCCGTATCCAGCGTCAGCGTATTGGTCGCAATGTTGGTGATCTTCCGGACTTCCGCAGTGGTGGTACCAGAGACACTGTTGATGTCGATCTGGATGAAGTTGCCCACAGCCAGACCGGCGGCCGACGTGACCACGACGGTCGTGGCCGTCGCAATGCTGGGGGAGCTGAGCGTCGTCGTGGCAACGTACGTCGTCACAGCCACACCGGTCGTGTGCCCGAAGGAGATGGCGTCCGCCACCGTAATGGTCGTGCTCGCCACGACAGTGATCTTCCGGACCTCCTGGAAGACACCCGTGTCGATCGTGATCTGCTGTCCCACGGCAAAACCGGTCGCAGAGGTCACCACAAGCGTCGTGGCACCGGCGACGATGGATCCGTTGAGCGTGGTGGACGTGGCCGTCGCGAACGTCCCGATGACGCCGAATCCGACATTGGCGTCCTGCCCGATCGAAGCGGCCACCAGCGCCATGGCATTCGAGGGGAACAGCGGACCAGCCAGAGCGCCCTGGTACTTCGCTTCGCCCTGCAGGTTGTAGATGTGCAGGTCACGAACGCCCTGCATAACCTCTGGCGAGAACCAGCCCGGGTCCTCCTCCATCGTATTGGAAAGCATCGGAAGAAACGTCGAAGGTGCTACTGGGGTGCCGAACGTGGTCTCTTTAGCAATTCCGGTGGCGGAAAGACTACCGAGCCGCTCAATGATTGTCGGAAAAGGCACGGTCCCCCCTTACAGGGTCTCGGTGTCCGCTGCCACGGGGGCATCGGCTGGTTCGGGCAGGGAATCGGGAAGGACTTCGGCAACACCTTTTCGCTTGCCTACTGGCCGGGATTCAACCGGCTCCGTGACCTCTTCGACGTCATTCCGGCGGGTAAACGATTCGGCCAGCTCGTCGGGGACTGTGAACTCCGCGCCTGGTCCCACCTCGCCGACACCGGCTGTGTGGAACGTGACGGTGAGCGGCCCCGTGTAACGCAGCTTCACAGGCTCTCCTAGAGCTGTTCGGGTTTGATGTACTCGCTGACGGTGAGGGTGAGTGTGCGCCGGATGAAGGGCTGGACCTTGTCCACGGCCCGCCGTGGAAAGTCATTCGCCGTAGTACCCGGGTGCTGGACAGAGCGGCGGTAGAAGTGCTCCCCGCCGCGCTCCCAGTGCAGGATTTTTCCGGCCCCTGATCCGCCCTTGGGGATCTCATGCCCACGGGTTCCGCTGATCACGTATTTGGCGTACGGAACATCGGAGACGAAGACCATCGAAATGCCCTTGCCGACTCCCCCGCCGACACTGTCGAGCTTGATGGACTTCTTCAGGTCGCCCTTCACCTGGCCACGGGACAGTACGGTGTCGTCGTACTTGTATTCCGGAGCCTCAGCCCTGATGGCATCCAGAACGACAGGAGCGATCCGGCTGCGCCAGGTGGCCGCCATGGGCTTGAAAACCCATCGGGGAAAAGAGACCTTGCCCCCCTCGACCTTGATCTGGATACTCATGCCTGCACCGCCTCATAGAGCTCCATGCCGATCCGGGCCGTGTAGTAGAGCATGCGCAGGGTTGCGGGGGTGCGTTCCGGCGGGTATTCGAACTCGAAGTTCTCGCCGACGTTCAGGAGCTGGCTCACAACACCTGTCACTGGGTCGGTGATGAACAGCGGGGTCTGCGTGGTCCATAGTTTATTGAAAACAGCGTCCACGATCAGAGGGAATTCTGTATCGACCGTCGGGGAGTCCGGATTCGTCTCGTAGACGAGGTAGATGTCCATCAGCCAGGCGAGGTGCTTGAAACCGGCCCCACGGGGCATGGTCTGGCGCTGGATACGGAGTCTGCTGCCCCAGACGTAGGCTTTCGGACTGTCGAGATCCTCGACTGTGGGCGGTGTGATGTATGCCTGCAAAGGAGTGGACATGCCGGGGATGGCGAGGCCGTCCAGTTGGTTTTGCAAGTACAGCTGGACCGAATTGAGCGGCGTGGGACTCACCTCCTACCAGGCGCGTGGGGCATTTACCGTGCGGACGTGTGCGTGCCGATTCCCGACATGCCGATCGCGTACGGCCTTCTTGCGCGCGGTATGCGCTTTCTTCTTCCGCGTGCTCTTGCGGGACTTGACCTTCTTGCTGTGATGCCAAGCCACCAGACCTCCTAGATCACACGCCTGAACGGCTCCATGATCGATTCCCACTGGAGGTGCAGGTCCGAGATCCCATGCCCACCAGCCGTCTGCGATCCTGTGATGTTCTGGATCGAGACACTCGTGATGCCGGACTCCAGCGCCTGCGACATGGCCGCCAGAATCGTCGCCCACAAAACGTCCGACGGGAGACTGGAGATCACAATCGACGTGGGGACCGAGCCGGTATGCGCGAAAACCAGTGGTGCCGACAGGGTCAGCGTCCCAGGCCCCGCCTGGGCCGTCCCGCCGCCGTTGGGGAGCACCAGAGGGGTATTCGCCGTCACGGACGTGACATGGACCGTCTCCGTGCTTGCCCCGTCGTAAATCTGGGCCGAGGCACCGGTGAAACCAGTAACGTCGTCCACCTGAAGAGTACTGGAGCCCGCCGCAGCGCTCACCGTGATACCAGCATGCGGCCATCCGTTGATGTACGTACAGGAGAAGCGGTACCCATTGCGCCCGAGCCGCCAGCTGGCGAGGCCAGGAGCGGTAATGATGGACTGGCCACCCGTACCGCCGGAACCCCCCGCCACGTAGGAACCGTAGACGCCGATGATGGGATTCTCAACATCCCAGAAACCTGCTGGGGCCTGTGTCCACTGTCGGGGGAAGGCAGCATTGCCAGAGGTCTGGACGGCGAGGATCTGTGTGATCGGCCACCGTGACAGAATCCAGCGCACGTTCCCTGTGGCCTGCTCGATATTGATGCGGAAGTCACCTGGACCGGAGCGCTGCTCGGTGTCGACGGTGGCCCGCAGCGTCTGGTTGACGAAACCGTCGATCATCGTGGTTGCGCGGTGGCAGATGTTCGTCTGCTCGGCGAACTGCTGGTCCGTGGTGGCCTTCGGCATAGGAATGATCGACCAGGCCACACCTGTCGGAGCTGAGGTCAGGATTGAGGGCGTGATGTACGGTGTGGCCACGTGGTCGCCTCTCCCTTAAATCGGATCCTGTACGCCGAATTTCTTTGCACATCGTTTACACAGAAGTCTGGCGTTTTCCAGGTCCCGAACCTTGTGCTTTTCACAGACCAGCGACCCGCAGGAAGCGCATGCGCCGACCGGAATGCCCCGGGAGTTCGCGTTACAGAAACGGCAGTTACGACTATTTCGTATACAGCCTCCCGGTCGACGCTGCGACGCCGCTGTTAGCCCAGTGCAGCCTTGAGCGCGGCAATCTGGTCGTCCCGGGAGCGCGTGATCGGCACGCCGTTCTGCTTAGCGATTTCCCGCAGTTCGTTGATGGTCAGGGTGTCCAGGTCAGGCTTTGCCAGCTCGACAGGCTCAACCGGTGCAGCCTTCTCGACCGGCTGGACGACCGGAGGGAGCTGGGGGGCGCGGGAAACCTCAGGGGTTGCCACAATGTCGGCCTGTGGGGCTCCGACGGGGGCGGCCGGGCCGATATTGCCCGTGGTCATGAACTGCATGAACTGCCCGAGGATAGCGGGCAGATCGCCGAGCTTTGCGAGCTGCCCAAGGGCATCTGCGGTGCTCTGGGCCTGCTCGATGGAGCCGCGCTTCTCAATGTCCTCGCGGGCGCTGGTCTCGTCAATGGTTTCCGGGATGGTGGTGATCTGGGTCGTCCACAGAGAGTCCGAGCGCAGGAAATCCTCGCAGGGGTGGCAATTCAGGGCCCAGACCTTGGCCGGGGCTCCAGCGACGACAGGTCGGCGGTGGACCTCGCCACAGCCTTTGTGATCGCGGGAAACAGCTACCGCAGCAAGGTCACTGCGGGCGTAGAGAGTCATGTCGTTCTCTTTTCGTTGTATTGATCGGTCAGACGACGAACGTCTCAGTACCGCACTTGGTGCAGTGGGTGTTCCAGACATTCCAGACCCGGCCACAGTCCGGGCACTGACGGCCCTTCTTGGTGCCGAAGGACTGGGATCCCTTGCCGGAGATGAAGTCCTGCTGGCCGTACTGCCCGTGCTCGATGGCAGCGGCATGCCTGTCCGAAACGGTGACAGTTCCACCGGCACGGTTGGCGGTGTATTTCGTGCCGTCCTTGCAGTCGAATCCCTTACAGCCCGGCGGCAGGTTCACCTTGACAGGCATGCTTTCCCCTTTACTGTGCGGTAGTGATGAGCCAGCTCACCGGGCCGGTCGGGGCGGAGGCGGTAAGGATGCTGAGAGTCGTTCCTTTAGACCCCGGGTACATCGGAATGGTCACCGTCGTACTGTTGGGGATACCGAATCCGGCTGTCGCTGATGCTGTAACGCCTGCGGCGATGTAAGCGATCGACCCGCAATTGTTGCTGATGATGATTGATCCGACCCCCGGCGGCACGGTGCACAGCGTAGCCGCCGTAGTGTTGCTGAGCGCCGGAAGGCTGGTCGAACTGAGCGTGCCGCCGTTGATCATTACGCCAGCCGCTCCACAACGCCGCCAACCAGCGAAATGGTGTTGGAGGCAGAAGCGGCCGACCAGGTGACGCCGAGGGTGAGCGCATTGGCCGTAGTGCTGGTAACCGTGGTGGCCGTGGTCGGGCTGATGCAGTAGCTGGAAGCAGTACCAGTGGCAGCAGTACCCAGGGTGACCGTAAGGTTCGCCCATGCGGAAGTGGCCGAGCGGAACGTCACCATGCAGTCATAGCTGAACGGCACGTTGGACACGCCGGAACCAAGAGCCGCACTCGTGAACGTGCCCAGTGCCGTACCGGCGACACCGCCCCAGTACAGCGTGAAGGCAATCGTCGGGGTACCCGTATCCGAGTACAGGCCGTAACCCATCATGTTGTACACCGCACCGGCAACGGGGTCGTTCGCCGGAACCGTGTACGACTGGAGGGCCGTCGCCGAAGCAGTGTTCGCGACGGTGACCGTGCTGGTCTGCGACTGGACCACGCCACCGATGGTGGTGACCTGACCGGTGGAGCTGACAGCCGTCAGCACGCCACCGTTGGCGCTGTAGAGAACACCCGCGCTGCTCGGCGTCGTAGGAGCAGCCGTCAGAACAGGGAGAGTGGCACCGCCGTTGAACGCGACAGAACCACCGGAACGGAACTGGACCTTCCCGTCGAACCACTCGTCGGCCAGGCTGAGCGTGGTGCCGTACGGGGGGAGGGTGCCGAAGTCGGAGCCGCCTACTGGCATCTTTTTCTCCTAACAGGGATGCCCGGCGGGGGCAGGGGAATACCCCCGCCGGGCGGCTTTTGGTGTACTTAGATCGTTGCTTCAGTGGTCTGGAGACCAACCTGAACCTGCGACGTACTCGCGGAGACACCGTAGATACGGCCCGCAGTCTGCCCTGCGGTGGCGGTGTAGCCACGGAGGGTCACCTGGCCACCAACGGCAACAGGGAGGCCCTGGGTGGTGCTGCTGTTGGCGATGTTGGAACCACCACCAACATAAAGAATGCCGGGACCCTGGTTGACGATCGTCACATTCTGGAGGGTCTGTGCGGGGGTCAGAACATTGACCTTGCCCAGCGATCCGAAAGCAGTCGCGCTGACGTTGGACGGGTCCCAGATCAGGGCAACCGTGGTAATGGTGGTCGTCTGGACCAGGTTGCCTTCGAAAATAGCCATGTGAAGCTCCTTATGTACAAACGAGTGTGTACGGGAGGCTTGCACTGAAGCCCCAGACGTACTGCTGAATTCCGTCTGGCTGTGACGAAGAATTCAAATGCAGGGATGGAAAGTTGACTTCATTTGCTGGAAGGCCGCTTCCCAGAAAAAGGCTGAGTGGCGTACCCCCGTCTGTACACAGCGCAGTGATCGTCGTACCACTGCTGCTAACAGAAGCAGTCCCGTTGAAGTACTTCAGGGCTGGCACCGATCCAGGCCAGGAGATGGCAGTCTCGTAGCTGTAGCACGATCCTGCGGAGTCAATGACCCGAAGTGCACCACTACTGGTGGTGTAGCACGCATTGATCGTTCCGTCACTGGCGGGAATGCTGGCTGAAGCATCCACCGCTACAACACAGACGAGACCAGTGGCGATTGCCGCCAATGCCGCCAGCTTTCGAACCACTCCCCTTGTGAGGGTAGCCATTTGGCTGTCCTTTCCGTGGGGAAGGCGGCACCGAGGGATGCTCGGTGCCGCCTTGGCCGATTAGCTGAACGGGGTGGTGTCCGAGACCTGGAGACCCTGGAGGATGCCCGAGTACTGCGGGGCGTGCGCGACAAGCGCTCCGTACATGAAGATGCTGTAGCGGAACGTCGCGTCGATGACGGGCCACGCCACCGAGACGTAGTCCTGGACCATGGTCATCTCCCACGCGTTGGCGACGTTCGTCCACGTCTGCGGGAGCTGGTAGGACATCAGCATCGCGGAACCCTGGGTCAGCCACGGGTGCACAACGAGCTTCAGGATCGACCGGGTGATCGGGTTCTGGAACTCGGAGACAGCCGCGCCGACGCGGACACCGGAAACGTCCGGCTGGTCCAGGAACAGGCGGTAGTTCGTAGCCGCACCCTGCGAGATGACGTCATTCGAGAGGCGCATGATGTCGCCGCCCTCGCCCACGATCTCCGCAGGGTCGGCACGGAACGCGCCCGGGTTGGTGCTGGTGGTGTTGGCACCGTTCCACAGGGCCTGAAGGGCGGTGTAGAGGACGTTGTAGTTCAGGTGCTGCCCGACGGACGAGTTGACGTAGCCGCCCTGCCAGTTGCTCGGGTAGACGCCCGAGGTGGCGGACTTGCCCGTCAGGGTCGGGATCAGGCCCTCCATGCGGGTGCCCGTACCCGTACCCGTGTCGGCCGCCGGAGGCGTGACCGTGGCGGGCAGCGTGGCGAAGCCCTGGAGGGTGTACTTGACACCGCCCACGCCGGACGCCATCAGGTAGTAGCTGGTGCCGTCGTAGCCGTAGACGTTCCACGACTGGCCACCGGCGGGCATCGCCGGGAACGTGACGTCCACGACCTGACCCGACGCCACCGAGAACGTGGTCGCCGCAGCGGACACGGCGGTGGAGCCGTAGTAGTTGGTCGCAGCCACCTTCACGGAGGTGATGGTGGTGTTGAACGCGGTCTCGTTCGAACCGGCGGTACGGACAGCCGCAGTCGGGGTGCCAGGCGTCGCCAGGATCGTGCTGGAGGCCGACAGCATCGCGTACTCTTCGCCGAGCATCATCTCCTGGAGGAGAATCAGGTTGGCGAGGGCCGAAATGTCCTCAAAGCCCTGACCGGCGAACTGCGCCAGCCACGACAACGACTCGGTCAGACCGAAGAAGCGGTACGGGACATTCAGCTGGACCTCGGTCTGCGAACCGGCGTTCGGCAGGTTCAGCGGCCACGAAGTGGACGCCAGGGAACCGCTCGACTGGACCAGCTCGGGAATCGAGATGTCCGTGACACCCTGACCACCGGTCTGGGTGCCGGAGATACCGGTGAACACGCGCTCGATACGGCTGGTGCCCTGACCGGCCGGACGGGGCAGCTTGTTCCGGAAAACCGTGTACATCGGGTAGATGAGACGGCTCGGGGCGAGCAGGTCAAAAGGCACAAGGCCGGAAACGGTGCCAATGCCGAGGTTACCGGCGGTGAACGACTTGAGGGCGTCCGCACCACCGGGCATCTGACCCAGAACCTGGGAAAGCTGCTCACCAATGGACGGGGCGGTCAGTGCGGTCTTCAGATTGCCGAACTGGCCCAGGAACTGCGGATTCAGGCCCTTGACGACGTCCGCTTTGCGCGTGTAGCCACGGTTGGTCTCCGTACGGAGCTCCATGGTGGCCTGGTGCGCCTTGGTCAGGATCTGACCCGGGTCGGACAGCGCCTGGTTGCCGGTACCGATGTAACCGGCACCCTTGACCATGTACGACATGCGGTTCTTGAGCATGTCGCCGGAACGCGAGTAACGGCCTGCCTCAGCGGACGCCTCGTTGTTGGTCGGCCCGACCGTGGCGGGGGGGACCTCCATGCTGAGAATGTCAGCCATGGTGTTTCCTTTCAGCGGGAGTTTTCATTACGGGTTGATCCCGTTCATCTGGTAAAGGCGACTCCAGGCAGCCTCCCGCTGCGCCGGGTCTGGGTTGTTGCGAGCCTCCATCTGAAGAGACTGCATCAGGGCCAACTGAGTACGCTCCGCGTTCTCTGCGACCGTACGGGCAGCCACCGGCACACCCGTAGCGGACTTGTTGGCGGTGTTCTGCATTGCAAGACCCTTGAACGGGGCCTCACGGGGGTCGGGAAGGTCGCCGAGAGCGTCAAGACGCTTCTGCTGCTTCCGCAAAGTCTTCTGGGTGGCGGCAAGCTGCTCCGACTGGGCAGAGAACTGCTCCATCAGGTGCGCGAGCTTCTCCACGAGCGGACTGGTGGCCTCGGCGACGGCACTCTTCATGATGTCGCCGTAAGCCGGGGCCTCGACCAGTTCGGCGGACACCGTTGCGGCCTTCTCCACGAAAATGCCCTCAAGACCGGCAGCCTTCGCTGCCTCCCGGGCCTGCTCGATGAGCTCCTGCGCCTTGGCGGTCATCTCCGGGTCCTCCTCCGACTTTCCGACCGGCAGCGGGACCGGACGTGCACCAACAGGCGGCTCCCCGCCGAGGCCGGGGGCGGCCATGGGGCACAGGTCCGGGAATGTCTGCGCAATGTGGTCGTGCATGGCCTGCATCGCCGATTTGGCGCTGTCCCGCATGGCATTGCGGTAGTAGGTGCGACTCATGCCCGGGGGAAGCGGTGCGGGCTCGATCACGCCCGTGCCCTTGTTGGCAGGGGACTGCTCCGCACGACCGGCATGCTGGTAGCCCTCGGTGAAGTCGTCGGCACTCATGTCGCTCGTGGGCACGCTGTGCGTGTTCGGACCGGCATGCCCCGGGCTCAGCTGTGCGTGCCCCGCCGTCAGGGCCGGGCGGCGGAACCGGGTCGGGGACAGCTCGGTCGGCGTCGGGAAGGAGCCGGGGCCCTTGTTGGCGTCCGTGAACTCCTTGTGCAGCTCATCACGGATCTCCGCAATGACCTCCGGGTCCGTGCCCTTGATGGTGACCGCGTGCTGCCACATCTGCGCCATGTGCCGGGCCTCGTCAAGAGGGGCAGACGCGGCGGCGTCCAGGGCCTTCTGCTGCCACGCGATGGCGCTCAGCTCGCTGAACGCGTCCGCCTGATAGCACTTCGCCACGTCCGACGGCTCGAAAGCGGCACACAGGTGGTCGTGCAGGGCCCCGAGGTCGTGCGGGGCACCGACGCTCTTGTGGCGGTCGGCGGCCTTCATGTACCGGCTGTCCGGGTCGGTGGGCAGACCCGCGTCGTGCTCGAAAGCCTCGATCGCCAGGCCGTCCGGCTCACGGTGGGCCGGAACCGGGTCAATATCTGCGGCACCAGGTCCCACAACGCCCTCCCCCGGAGTCGGCTTCTTCTTGTTCTTCTTTTTCTTGACGACTCCGGCCACGCCCTCCGCAGACTTGTCGGCCTTCGGCAGCTTCCCGCCGCAGTCCTCGCAGGTGCGGAGCTTGGAATCCGCGTCGTGCGAGGCACCACAGTCGCAGTCCTTCTCGCCCTTGGTGGCGTCCGGCTTCGCCTCGTCGTCCTTGTCGTCGTCAGAGGAACCGAAGGGCTTGGCAGCGCCCGCAAAAGCGCCGCCGCCCTTCTTTTTGCCCTTCTTGCCCTTTTCGAGCTCAGCGTCGGGCTCCATCTTGCCCACCCCGATCTCCTCCTTCCAGGAATTCGGAAGTTCCGCCACGAAAGACGGTCCCTTGCGGCGGGCAATGCTGATGATGTTCGACTTCAGCTTGTCGCTGGAGAAATTGCCCTCACCGGCACGCCCGATCGAGGAAGCGGCATCGGAGACATCGCCAGGGGTGACGATCGGGAAGGAGCGGTCCGCCCCGGCGAAGTCGGCGGCTGGAATCTTGTCCCGGTCCACCCCGCCGCCCACATCGGGATCCATCGTCCGCTTCTCGGTGGTGTCAGCGGCGGCACGCTCCTCAGCGACCGCGCGGTGCTTGAGAAGCTTCGCCAGGTCGGCCGGAGAGAAAGAAACGGAGACGTCCTTCGGCAGTTCCACCGAAATGGTCTCCGGGGAGGCCGTTTTGTTGATGACACTGCCGACCGTGGTCTGAAGCTTCGTGATCAGGCGGTCCATGTCTGCGTCCGAGGCCGACTGGACGCCCTTCAGCTCCAGCAGGATGTCGTCCGGGCCGAACAGCTCGTCCGTGAACTCGGGAAGGCCGTCCGAGGCCGACTTCACCAGCTGCACGCCGCAGTTCTTGTTCGCCGGACGGTCCACGAGGGAAATCTCGACGATTTCAGTGCTGGGGCCGAATTTGATACGCCCGCCGCGCGCCACAGAGTCACGGACGATGTCCGGGCGGGAAATCCCGACCGAATACGCCCGCAGGACACCCTTTTCGACCAGGCGCTTCGCCACGGGCTCCACGATCAGGGACTTGACCCATGTCGCGCCCTCGGCGTCGGTATTCGCCTCGATACCGATCCCGGCAGGGTCCCGCTGCGAGTTGTGCTGCACACGAACGTTACCGCCGCTGGAAAGCCACGACTGAATCGCCTTGGCGCTCCCGTCCGGGTCAACGATCTGCTCGTCGCTGTCCACCGAACCGTCGGTGGCCTTGCCGTAGACGTAGAGGTCCCCGTCCGGGGTCCGCTCGCTCTTGGTGATAGGGAACGAGATGTAGGTCAGGTCCCCGCTGTCTGTCAGAGTGGCTGCCACATCCGACTCCCTTGCTGTCGACTACCGGAACGGAAGCATGTCTTAGTCGTCATCCACCAGCGTGGCGCTCGGAAGCCGCCACGCCGGAAGTTCCCCTGTTTTCAGTTTCGTACGCCATGTGCCGTCGGAATCCGTCCACACATACCCGTGGTCGGTCATGACGGCGTCGTACTTGATACGGACGCGCTCACCCAGCTCCTCCAGCTTGTTGAGCGCGTCCGCGATATCGGCCAGCAGGACAGAAGCGACTTCAGAAGTGCTCATCACTGCCTTTCCCGCCCGGCAGTGAGTGCTGCCAGGACGAGGGGGAGATCCGCCAGCAATTCGGCCCGGACGGCAGGGTTGCCCTCCAGGTGACCGGTGTCCCACCAGGCGAGGGACTCGAACGCGTCGCCGTCGGGGTCATCCGGATTCATGACGTCGTCCCGGCTGTCCCCGATCTGGACGTCGTCCTCAGTAGGAACTTCGTAGACGAATCCACGGTATTTGCCGTTGGAGGACAGCCATTTGCCTTTCAGGCGTCCGTCGGGCAGGTGCAGGCCCGTCTCCTCCTGCCACTCCCGCACCGCGCCCATCACCGGGGACTCGGACTCCTCCAGGCAGCCGCCCGGGAACTCCCAGGTGCCCGCTGCCGGGTCCGGCGGAGTCGTACCGACCTTGTCCGAAACACTCTCGCCGTCATCGTGACTGATGGAGCCATCCGCATGGGACCACCAGTCACCGCCATCCATGCCCCAGGCCAGCTGCGTACCGCACGGGCACGTAACTGGACCAGCAGCCCGCTGGAGCATCAGGACACGCCCCGAATCCGCCGCCCGTACAGCGATACCCGAAGCGATAGGACCCTGCGGCCCGAAACGCTTCGCAACATCGCCGCCGTTCCCCGGATCCCAGGCGTCGCACACGTCACTGGACCGGATCGTGCCTTCAACCAGCGAGCAGCCGTCCGGGGCGAGGAACATGGAGCACGTCCCGCAGCTCTTCCCCGGCTCGGTGGCCTGCCGGTAGTCCACCGACTCCGGGGAGACCTTCTCCCGCTTGTTCGCCGGATCCGATCCCTTGTGGAACTGGTGGGTGTGCGTCTCGAACCACGGCCCGTCCTGGGAATGCACCCGGCCGATGTACACCAGCGCCGGACGCCCCAACTCCTTGTACGCCAGAGCTCGGTGATGCCCGTCGACCACGTCGACCGTCGGATCACCCGGCTCCAGCACCGTCACCGACGGCTTCGGCAGGTCGCCCGACTCGATCCGCTCCTTGAAGTCGTCGACCTTGGCCTGCTGGTGGTGCGCCGCCCAGTGCTCCTCATTGCTGTAGTTCACGAGCTCGTGCGGAAGACTCACCGGGCCGGTCCAGCGGGCCTTTTTGATCCACTGGATGGATTCCGGCGGAAAATTCTTCAGCATCTGCTCGTACACCACATCGGCGGACACCGTCGGGTGCACCGGCATATGGATCTCGGACTTCGCCGTCTGAATGCCCTCGGCGTCATGCGGGAATTTCGTGAAACCCCCGCCACCGGCCGGATTGCTCCACCAGTCGGGCTTGTCCGGGTCCGGATCCGCCCAGAACTCCTGACCGTTGTCCATGACCCGCCGCATACGCCGCGAGACGTCGATCGCGGTCTCCACGTCCAGTCCCTTGGCCATGTACTCCGCAATACGGGCCAGCACGTCGTTGCCGATGTGCTTGGCCTCCCAAGAAGTGATCAGGCGGCCTTTTTTGACGTGCCGGGACAGGGCCTCGAACTCGGACTGCACCGCCCGGTCCTGCGCCTCGCCCTTGGCGGCACGGGACGCACGCGGACGCTTGGCACCGGCCGCCGCGACGTCGTGCGCCGGTGTCTGGGCACTCGGCTTCGTGCCCGTGGCCGGTTTCGCGCCAGCAGCTGGCTTTGCGGCCGGTTTCGCAGCAGCCGGAGCAGGTTTCGCCGCTGGTTTGGCCGCCGCAGCTCCTGCAGCCGGTTTTGCGGCCGAGGGGGACGGCTTCGTGCCCGCAGGGGCGACCCCCGGAACCTCCGGAGGGACCACCGCAGGCGTCTCCGTGAGACTCGGAGCACGCGAAGCACCCGCAGGCAGCGGCGCGAACTCCGGACCCTGGAGATTGTTCGTCCGCTGCGCCTCCACCGCCTCCTGGAGCGGGAACCAGCCCTGCGGCGTCGCCCACCCCGGGTCCGAGGTCTCCGGAAGACCCCACGGCTGCAACTTCAGCTCCGAGCGCGCCTCGTCGATGGACCGCAGGCCCGCACCCACCTGCTGGGTCAGCAGCTTCGTGAGAACTTCCTCGTCTTTCTCCTCCTGCGTCCCCTCGAACACGAACCGCATGTCGTCCTGCTTGCAGATCACCTGGAGGATGTAATCCATGATGTCCGCGATGAACGTCAGCGTCGGCTTCGTCGCCTTGCGCGCCTGGACGTCCTGCGACATCTTCGCCATCTGGTGCGCGGCACCCGGCGAGGTCGTCGTGGACACCTTCGGCATGATGCCCAGCTCCATCGGCTGCACATCAAAAGCCATGCACACCTGATTCATGACCACTTCGTCGAACTGGTCCGCCAACTGCTGCTCACGCTGCGGCATCACCTTCGAGTCCGAGGGAAGGACAATGATCTTGTGCTTCCACGCCGGGTCACCGGCAATCGCGTTCAGCGCGTCCTGCAACTCACGGATCTGGTTCGGCGTCATGTTCGAATTCACGCCGCCCGGGCTCACGTACACCGCCGGAACCGTACCCTCACGGAAATAATCCAGCTGGTAGCCTTGCTTCTGCAAACCCGACATCACCGGGATCAGAGCACGCTCGATCGGCGGGAAACCGTACGGAGTCCACCGGCGCGGAACCATCGGCAGGTACAGCAGCTGGTTCGCGTGCCAGGAATTGACCTCCGCACCCTTCAGATTCCCGTTCGCGATGTCCCGCTCCGTCAGAAGCGTCATGAAATCCGAACGTGGCACCCCGTACAGGTACTGCTGGTACGCCGCAGCCGGAGGACGCGGCCGGGCACCGTGCATGTCCAGCAGGGGCCGGATCGTCGGACCGTTGATCAGCGAAATCGAGTCCAGATTCGACCCCAGCAGACCCTTCTTGCTGGAACGGTCCCACTTCGAGCGGAACAGCAGCGACAGGGCGTCGAAAACGAAAATCTCCTCCAGGAACGCGTCGATGAACGAGTCCCACGAGAAATAGTCCGGGTCCGGGCCGGACTGGAAGAACTTCATCGCCTCCTGGCGGCGCTCCCCGAAGTCCTTCATGTCATCGTGCGACCCCCGCATCGCCTTCGCGGCGTCATGGGTGGGCATGATGTCCCAGTCGATGCCACGGATCTCGTTCTTCCGCAGCTGAATACACGCACGCGCCACCGAATACAGGTCCGCCAGCGAGCGCAGCGTGTTGAAGTCAGCGAGCTTGATGCCCTCCGAGCCGGGGGTGCCCGTCGGGAGGTTCCAGCCCACCTGGTACTCGTACAGGCGCGCGTCCGGGAAGTCCGAACCCGGCTCCGGGGCATCCACCGGCACGGGGAGGATCGGCGAGAACGGCCCGAACGCGCCGTTGATGAAGTCATCGGCCGGACGCGGCAGATACGAGCGGTACGCGTTCGTCCAGGACCCGTCCTGGCCCCCCGTGTCCAGCTGCCGCGCCATCGGCGACACCGAACCGATGTACCCGTTCCCGGAACCCTGCGCCGAGGGGCTCTGCTGCTGACGGATCGCCTTCGCGCTGGAAATAATGGAACCGCGACCGGACATGCGCGCACCCCCCTCTGTCTCTACGGCTGAGTCGTGTAATGCGTCAACGAGGAAAGATCAACCGTCCCCGTACCCGTCGGCTTGACCCAGTAGACCGAACGCGTCATCACCGGGGAACTCGGACTCAGCAGAAGCTGCTCCACCACCGCGTACGACCACCCGGCAGGCAGCACCCCCGCCGTATCCGTCGGCAGCAGATGCACCGAGAACGTACCCCCCGCAATCGGCACCACCAACGGCACCGGACCCACAATCACTGAACCCGAGGCATTCAAAAGCTCCGACGTCGGCGTGATCGTCAACTCCCCCCGCACACCCGTCCCCCCGGAACTGTCGTAGAACGTACCCGTCAGCGTGCACGTCGCCGGAAAAGCCATGACACCCCCTCGGGTACAGACAGCTACATGCCCAGATCGAGAACGATCAGCCCTGCGGACGTCATCGTGGTACCCGCATTGAACGCATACGCCTCGTACGCCACCGTATGACTGCCCGAACTCAGAACCGTCTGCGTACTGAGCGACAGTCCCGAGGCGCTCCCGAGAAGCTGCACACCGTCCACGGTGAGCGACACCTGCGTAGCCATGTCGTCCGTGGAACTGGCATTCACGAAGAACGCCACCGTGTGACCCGACCCCGTCACCGTGATCGGGTCCGAGGCGAGCAGCGACGTGACAGCATTCTGCGTCAGGGAGATGTTCGTCAGAGCACTCGCGGCCAAAGACATGGTCGACGCCGGAACCGCCACACCCACCACCCCCGTCACGGGAAAACGAAACGGTTGGCACGAACAATCGCAGCCGTATTGCCGTTCTGCAAACTCGTACACGCCCGGGTCATGACCACCCAGGCCAGCAGCGCCGCCGTACCGTCCAGATCCGGATTCAGCACAAACGTCTCCATGCCGATCGCCAGCTGGGCCGCCGCAAGACTGGCGTACTGCGCCTGCCCGTACTGCACCACACACTGGGCACCCGCAACCCCCGTCGGCACCAGGTACACGCGCTGGATCGTCGACGCCTGCGGATTACCGCCGACAACCGTGACCACCCCGCCGCTGTCGTAGTGCACCGGATCGAGCACCGACACCGGAGAAGCCTCGGAACCGGCCGCCTGCGTCGCGTACGCCACCACCATCGGAGCCTCGGCAGGATTGCTGATGTAGTGCACCTCGTTGGGGCCGTTCACATACCCCGCCGACGGGTTGAACGTCACACCCGCCGTCTTGTTCACACCCAGATTGGCACCGTTCGCGCTGACCACATTGCCCGCCGCCGGAGGAGCCACGAACGGTCCCAGCTCGTACAGCAGGTCGTACAGCTGCAACGTGCCCTGCGGAATGTACGTGGGAGCCGGAGTCACCGTCGTAATCACACCACCCGAACAGGTGACCGCCCCCAGCTGGAGAACCTGACGGCGCTGCACATGCTGAGGACGCGTCGTCTGCAAGAACACACGCCCCGTCGCATCCACCAGGACCCAGTTCACCGCACTCGCCAACTGGCCCGCAGTCAGCACCACCGTCTGGGTCTTCGCGAAAGCAACAGGTATGACCTTCGGGGCGTTGAAATTCGTCACATAGTCGACGATCTTCCCCTGCCCGGCCGTGATACTGACCGAGGTGGAGGACGCCTGGGACAGCAGCATTCCGCCGATCAGGCCCGTCGTCGCGTTCGGCAGCGCAAAACGCTGGAGCGCACCCCACTGCCCGGCCTGCTTCGGACCGTAGAACGTGTTGTTGTCGTTCTGGTCGATGAAGTAGTCCCCGTCGAAACCCAGATTGCCCGGAGGAACACCGACACCCGTCCGGACCGTGGGCCCGGTGTGGAAAGGTGTGGTCATATACTCCAGACAGTCACAGGAAACTATTCGGCCCGAGACTCATCCTGGGGGCAGCGGCAGAACACGCCGCCGACGGGGTAATCGAAACGGCGGATGGGCGGCGGATCCGCACCGTCCGCAGGCACCGGAACCGGCAGGATCGGCATGACCGGACCCCACGGGGAGTCAGGCAGCTCCACGGGGACCGGAAGAATTGACGAGAAAGGACCAAAGGAGACCCCATCGGGGTGCTCCGACGGATGGCAGTGTGGGCAGATGCTACACATCGCCGGAATCCTCTTCGTCGTCCCACACATCCTGCGGGAACACCACACTCGCCTCCCAGTCGCCGTTCGGCCAGAACTCCACCGAGGCAACCGTCTCCCCGTTCGGATTCCACTCGATCCGCCGGATCCGGGGGCACGGCTGCAACTGTGCGGGCAACGCGTGCACCCGCACATGAATCCCGCCGCAGTACCAGCACGCCGAAACCCCGTCCGCCTCACCCGAGAAGATCAGCCGCGCCTCGGCCTTCTCCTCCGGTGACAGGTCGTGCTCACTCAGCATCGTAGCCGCCGTCCAGCAGTGAACCCACCAGCGTCACTGTCGCCTCCCGCTCCGCCACTGCATCCAACGGCAGCACAAACGGCCCCGCCTGCTGCACGTCACAACCGACAACAAACGGATGCTCGTCAGCAGACTCGACACGGATCCTCACCCTGCCGCCGTCCTGGTCACCACCGGAACCGCCGCATGCGGAACCGCGAACACCGCCTTCTGCGGAACCTCATCGTCCACGAACACAATATAGTCCGCGTCGATCAGGAACTCCTTCGCCTGCACCACAAACACCGGGGCGGGCGAGGAAGAGGACCAGCCCTCCGGATAGCACACCACACTGTACGTATTCACGCAGACTCCATCTGATGGTCGAGGATAACCGGCGTCTGACAGAACGGGCACTTCGTACGCGGACCCGCAGGCGTGCTGGCCATGAAACCACCCGCGCACTTGTGGCACTTCAGCGTCCCGTACGCGTCATGCCACGAACCCGACGCCGTGAACAACGCCATGACCACCGCATCCGCCTTGTCCGTAGAACGCCCGATGCGCTTGCGGATATCGTCCTTCGACTCCATCTTCAACTTGCCGCCCGACAGCAGTTCCGCAGCACGCGGCGTCGTCAGATCCGCGAGGAGGTCGTCGTCCGGGGGAAGGCACAGCGTCGGCTTCGGCGTCGCCGACGGATCCAGAAGCTCCCGCACCTTGTGCCACGCCTCCACCCGCAAATTCGCGAACCCCATCTCCCCCGTCTTGTCCCTGCGCCGGGAAGAATTCGCCGCATTGAACGCATCCGCCTTGAACCCCTGCTCCCGCAGCCGGTCCAGAACACCCGCACCGATCCCGATCACATCCACAATCGCCGTACGGTCCGGATCCGCCTCCAGCAACCCAGCCACGCGGCCAGACGTGGTCATCGTATCCTCAAGGGAATACGTGCGGATCTCCGTGACCACATCCCCGTCCCGCAGGGCCAGACACGTCTTGTCCGTACCCTGCCGGGCCACATCCACCCCCACCGTCCGCACCCCGGACTGCGCAGGACGGCCCGCCTGATCCCAGACGTGCCAGCGCTCCACCGCCTGCTCCGCCCACGACAGCGGCACCACCGAGTCCTCTTCACCCGCATAGAACTCGCCCAGAACACGGTTCTGGTACATCGACGAATTCTCGCCCCACTGAATCCGCCGCTGCTCCGCCCACTCCGGAGAAATACGACCCGACCGGATCGCGTCATCGAGGGTCACATGCTTCACCGCCCAGTCCTCAAGACCGGGCTTCCGCGACTGGATATCATAGAACCGGCCCTGCGGCGGACCCGGCGTCGACAAAGCCATCGCATAGCAGTTGCCCGTACCCGAGAAAGCACCCTCACACGCGTTGAAGGTTGTCGCGTCAATAGCCTTCGACTCATCGAAGCAAAAAAGTAGATCATCCGCGTGCGCTCCCTCAATGAGGGCGGGGTTCGAGGCCGCAGCGGCAAACGCATTGCCGTGGTTCAGTCGCAACGCGAGATTGAGCATCTCCGAATTCTGGAAAGGCTCGGCACGAATCTTCTCCCACCGGAGCTTGTTCGCCCACTTGCGAATCTCCGGCCACAGATAGTTGATTCCCGTTTCTTACATGCCCCCGACGGCTGCCCGCCAGGGACATGTAAGATCAGCTGACGCCAAGCGCCAGCCGTGGTCACCACCTTCCAGTCAACCTGTGCGGCATCCCGGGTAATGGCAAACCAGAGAACCGTGACTGCGGTGATGGTGCTCTTTCCGAGCCCATGCGGCCCCCGGACAGACACACGCTTGTGGTCCCGCAGCATCTCCAGAATCTCGTCCTGGTAGAACGTCAGGCCGCCGTCTTTGCCCCAGTCGATACAGTCCCGGGCGAAACCCACCGGGTCATGGAAATACTTCTCCACACCCTGGTTCAATGCAGCGGCACGAGCCTGCAAGTCTTTCAAATACTGGAGGCGCTCCAGCTTCAGTTCCTCAAGAGTCTCAGCCACAGCACCTCCCCTTGGTCATTCAATGTGCTTCCAGTGTTGACGGAGAACAATCCGGGATACTGTCGCCCGGCTGACTCCGATGTCTGCGGCGACGTCCTTTTGAACCTCACCAGCCGCAACGCGCTGGCGGATCGTTCTGACCAGTTCTGCGGTGAGTACCGCTGTGTTGACGCGCTCGCCGCGCGGACGACTCTCCGGGTGCTTTCGTGACCCGTTACGGTCCCCATAGGACCAGGACTCCGGATGCGTACGCATATGGTCACCGATTCGGTTGCGCAGATCGTCACACTTCCGGAAGGGGTGCTCGTCACCACGCGGGCGGCTCTCAATATGAACGCGCGAACCATTCCGGTCACCGGAGGCTGTGCGCCCCCGGGCATCCCGATCAGCAACATTGTCAGCAGGCGTACCCCAGAGAAGATGGTCAGGGTTGACGCAGCGAAGGCGGTCACACGTGTGCCGTGAGACCTCTCCTGTCACGCCCGTCTTCTCCTCCAGCACCCAGCGGGCTGTCTTCTGGTACCGGTAGTTGATTTGAATGTGTGGGTAGTACGGCATCTCGCCGTCACGCCCTGCCCAAATACCGAAGGCCCACAGCCAGCAGCCGGTTACCGGGTCAATGCGGCAGACCTTCCGAACCTGCCCAGTAACGTCGTTCTCGCTCCAGCGGATTCCCATGGCCGAAGTGTAACATGCTCGATAGGTGCACGAACAACTAGAGACCCTCGACCGGTGCGGGCGGAAGGCTGGTGATACTCGGAACGACTGCTGGCGAGGGGGCTGGAAGCTCTGCCTGAAGAAGCTGCTGTTCAAGCTTTGAAATCTCAGCTTCTATGCGGTCTATCGAGATCACCTCGAACTTCGCCGGGGCGTACAGGCCCATCATCTTCGCCCGCTGGTCCTTCACCTTCTGAATACGGTCAGCGGTCTCCAGAACAAAGCGGCTGTCCGGCACCGGATCGCCGTTCTCGTCCCGGACGATCCTGCCCTGCGAGATCACCACATGCTGGCCGTCCAGAAGCTTCCACAACCGGTACTCCAGCTCGTCGAGGGACTGGAGCTCGATCACCTTCATCTCGTCCACCGTGAACCGGTACATCGACGCCAGATGCGCCCGGATCGCCGTAGCCACCCGCGACGTATCTGGCAGGCCCTCCTCCGAGAACCAGCCGAAGGACTCCGCAATGCCTTCGAGGGGGGTGCCCAGGGCCTTCAGCCGGGCCGCCTCCGCCCGCACGCCCGCACCCTTACGGATGCGCTCCGGGTCGGCGAGGGGGAGAAGCGAGGAATCGTCGTTGAAACGCATACCGCACCGCCTCCGGACAGACTTGTGGCATCGATCGGAATATAGCACGCAATTGTCCGTGCACGCAAGAAGTCGCTAAGGGCGTTGGCGCAGGTACCCGGCTTGACTCCAGACAAGTTTGTAATCATAGTTTTCGGCTATGACGAACCGACTCACCATCCGGGTCAACAAGACAGACATCACCCTCCAGGCCAGCGACATTGAACTCATCCTCTCCCGCATCCCCATCGGACCGGACCAGGACTGCTGGCCCTGGACCGGCCCCAAGAAGTCCAACGGGTACGGACGGCACAACCTCTGGCGGGACGGCCGGAGATACGAAGCCAGCGCGCCCAGGCTCGTCTACAGCGTACTCGTCGAAGCGGTCCCGGAAGACCTCGTCCCCGACCACCTGTGCCAGAACAACATCTGCGTCAACCCCAGCCACCTCGAAATCGTGACAGTGGCAGAGAACTCCCGCCGAACCGGGGAACGGCGGACACACTGCAAACGCAAGCACGAATTCACCGAGGAGAACACACGCGTTGACACGGCTGGCGCACGACAGTGCCGCGCCTGCTACGAGGAAGTGGGGCGCGAGCGGAACCGTGGCTACTATCACGCAAACAAAGAGGCACACAGGAAGAGCGCAGAATTGTACTGGCAGCGCAAGCTAGGGACTGATGTCGGACCGGACTGCGGTGTCATCACAAAACGCGGAACTGTGTGCGGTCGCCCAGAAGGCCATGAGGGGCGGCACTATCCACGACGGGAAAGCTGACGGATCGTCAGGAGTTGTTAGACGTTCGAAATCTAGGATCACGTAAAATTCCCAGCCGCAGTGCGATCGGTGCCCCATACACTTTTCTGCCCACGAACCATCGTGCACGATGGCACACTCTGTCACCGTGGCACTGTGTCACAGATCATCGCTGTCTGTGACAGGTCACGATTGGCTATCGATTCTCTGCGCTCACCTCCCCGTGCTGCTGCGCGCCCACACACCAGGGCCCGGGGCTGTGGATGTAGAGGCCACGCTCTGTGTAGGTGCAGGGGTGGGGGTGGTGGTAGCAGGTGCAGCGGGCAGCACACCAGCGGCCATGGCCAGTAGTGCCATGGCTACCAATGCCAGGAACCCCCCTACCAGGATGGCCACAATAGCCACCACGTAGGTGCCCAGAGTGGGGCGCTGGGTAGCACGCTGGGCCACTGCTGGCCTCATGGTGCGGGTGGCACGGGCCACGGGTGCACCCTGTGGGGCACGGTTGGTACGGCGGGCGCTGGCACCCACGTACACCCGGCCAAGGGGTGTCTGTACGGGAACGGTGACGCGGGGGGTGATGGAGATTGGCATGGTCTTTTCCTTTTCCTGGGTTCCTACGGGATATGTACCCTGGCGTGTCAGGACTCAAACACGCTTAGTCGGCCTGATTCCTGGGGGCCCAAATCTTGCGACCTGGGCCCCCTAGGACCGGGCCGCCTAGACCAGGGCGAGGGGGGCGGTAGCCGTCTTGCCGCTCCGGTGCCACTTCAGGGCCCGTCCGCGCTCCGGCCGGTACCCGAGTCCCCGGGCCCAGAAAGCGGCCCGCAGACGGACGTCGGAGCCGTTCTTGATGGTCATGGTGTGGTCGCCCAGCCTGACCAGGACGGTGCGCCCGGCGGACATGTCCAGGGTGAGCGTCGGGGTGGCGTCCTGCTCCCCGTCGTACTGCGCGCCGACCTCGTTGTCCTGGGCCAGCTGCTCCCGCTCGGCGTCCATGGCGGCGTACGGATCGGTGGCGTAGTCAACGGTCGGTTCGGCGGGGACGTCGTAGAAGAGTTCCGCCGCGTACGCCCCGTAGTAGGTCGGGGCGTTCGGTCCGTCGTGCTGCGGGGTGTCCACGATCACACGCCCGGAGACGCTCACGGTGGCCCGGTTGTGGCGGGAAGCCGTCTTGATCTTGACCTTGTCGACGCGGTAGTTCAGACCCCGGAGGTCTACACGGACTGTGCCAATCATGGCGTTGAACATCGGCATGGCGTCACTGAGACGCTTCTGTGCGGCGATGGCGGAGGGACGCTCGTACACGTTGTCCGACTGCTCCGGGTCGGTGTGCCTCGCGGCCATTTCGGCCGAAGCGGGGAAGTCGGGGGTGTAGTTCGCGGCGCGCACGCCGGTCCAGTTGGGGTTGTCCTGGGCCCAGGTGATCCAGCGGTCCACGTCGGCGGGGTTGCCGTTGGGGATGTGAGCCGCCTCGAACTCGTCGGTCTCGCCCTTGACGGTGGCGTAGACGGATACGGGCTCGCCCGGGGTGTAGGTGGGGTCAACCGGCATGCTGGTGATCTTGAAGAGGTCCGGACGGACGTCGGACAGTTCGTCGCCCTCGCCGTAGAACGAGACGACCGGGCGACCGTCCTCGATCCGCATCACCATGCCCGTTTCGAGCGGACGGCCGTTACGGCGGGACACGCTCTCCACCTCGCAGCCCTCAACGTAGGTGGTGCCCTCGGCGTCGCGCGGTGCGGCCTGCATGACGTCGTCCTGGGTCTCGGCGGCGCGGGTGGTGTACTCCAGGCGTTCCCGTGCTTCGGTCAGCTTGGCTGCGGCCTTTGCGCACGCCTTGCACATGTCGTGGCCGTCGGTGCTGTTGCTGACCTCCCGGCCGCAGAGTGTGCGGAGCTGTCCGTCCTGCGCGTAGTGGCTTTTGTATCCGGCAAGGGTGGAGACGGTGAAGAGGTTCATGATCTTCCTGCTTTCCTGGTTCCTATGGAGGTTCAAATGTCTCACGGCGGACCGTGCGTGTCTAGAGGTCTGACGTCACATTCTGCGTGAATCCGTAGCCGTCCTGCATGTCACGCTCTCGGGTGCGCGTGCTGCATGCTGCGCAGGTGACGTCGGACGGATCGAGTGAGGCGCGCACGATGGATGCGTCTGGCCGCTTGACAGGGAGGTCGCACGCGGTGAGAAATGCGCCGAAGTACTCGATCCCGTGTGTGATGGTTGGTGTTTCTGGCATGGGTCCTGCTTTCCTGGGCGAGCGGCCAGAGTAGCATGCGCGACACCTGGCTGTACATAGCCACTGACCTGCACAAACAGCCGTTACCCTACCGTGACTTGACAGCGGGGTGCCCCATGCAGGCTAGATGGGAGCGCACCGCAGCACAGCAGGGCGGGGCGCAGGAACGAGGAAAGCAGGACCGATGGATACAGACACCCTGACCAACGTGTTCACGTCCGGCATCCCCATGGAGGAGTCGTGCCCCCGGGCGCACAAGGCGATCATGCTCGCCAGCATGGCGCTCGCTGCCGCGCAGTCCATGCCGGAGGGCAGTGCGTTGGAGCCCATCCGGCGGGGTCGGCTGAGTATCGCCGACAGGCACGCCAGGGTTGCGGCGGATGTGCTGCACCTTGAATACATGACGGGTACTCACACGGTGTGGCTGGCTGTGGTGCGGTACATGGTGGAGCTGCACACGGCGCGGCTCGTGGCGGAGAGGGCGGTACAGGGATGAGCGAGACGGTACAGGAGCAGCGGGACCACGCGTACGCAGCGTCCGGGCACATGGACGTGAGCACGTCGTTCGATGCGATTGGGGAGGACCCTGAGCAGTGGTCGGCGGGGGCCGTGTGGTGTCGGCAGGTGTGGGACGCTGCGCGGGAGGCGTACGACGGGGGCCGATTCGATCACGAGGAACCGAACTACTCCGGGGTAGTCGATGAGTTGTCCGGGTCGCTCGAACCGGTGTACACACACAACCGGTGGCAGGTGTTCACTGACCTGATGGCGTACCAGTCGGAGCACGCCGAGGAATTGATCGGGGAGTGTGCGTACACCGACATGACCACGCTCGCGGGTGACGTCTTGGAACGCATGGCGTGGGACGCGGTGCAGGGGCTGGTCATGGAGTGGCGGAAGGAGAACGCAGACGACGACGACTCTGACGGTTAGTCAGCTTGGCGCGTGAGTGAGACACGCGCCTTACTGAACAACCGGAAGAAAGGAATCAGGAATGCAGACCGCTGAATACGTCGCCACATTCGACAGTGGTTGGCGTGGCACCACACACGGAATCCGGGACGGTTGGTCATACGACCGTATCGCGGAAGCCCGTACATGGTGTGGAAGGTCGGGCCCGTTCGCCATCAATTCGATGCACTCCGGGACGCCGATGAACGTCACGTGCGGACGCTGCCTCACGTGGCGCAACCGACCGAAGGAATAGGAATGGCTGTCTCCCTGCGCAAGCGCTACGTACACACCCACTACAACCTGTGGGCGGGCAGCACACCACTGCACCTCGACATTAACGACCGTACGTCTGACCCGGCCGTCGCCGACATGTGGTTCCGCCGTGCCGCCAAGCAGTACCCGTACGCCGAGGTTGTCCGCCGCACGTGGTCCAGCGCACCCGTGTACGTCCGTCCGGACGGCCGTTGGGTGCAGGACCCTGGACCCCGTCCGCACGGCCGTTGGGCGGGTCGTGGCTGCGATACCGGCTGCTGCAACTTCCGACTCACCACCACACAGAGAAAAGGCTGATCAACATGCGCACTCGCATCGCATACGCGCTCACCGCACTACTCCTGTCGACCGGCGTCGGCTACACCGTGCACGCGGTCGACAGCCACAACGCCACCCAGACGTCCGTCAGCACGTTCAACGACGGATTCCTTGACGGGGTCTGCGCGGGGTCGCCGACGGTCGCCCAGGCCGACTACGGCACCGACTGCAAGGCAGGAGGACACAACTGATGGAACTCAACAAGGGACACGCGCAGGCCGTCACGGACCTGATGCGCACACGGTTCCCCCTGCGGGGGGGCAACCACCGGAAGAACGGCCGCACGTTCTTGCCCCGCTGGGGAACCCCCCAGGGCGAGCACAGCGCGCCGTACGGCCGGTTCTTCCCAACGCGGGTGTTCGACGCGTTCCGGGGCTTGCCGGAGCACACGTTCGAGCCGCTTGTGCAGCTGTACGTGTACGACGAGAAAGAGCCGGACCGCCCCATGATGGTGCGCGTCGACGACATCACGGCGGCGCGGGATTACGTGCGTGTCCTGTCAGAGTTCATCGCGCACGTCGAGAGTACGGAGGCGAACTGATGGCCCGTTACATCGCCACCATGAACACCCCCGGCTACCTGCCCCAGGATGACGGGGTGCACGTGTTCGACACCCCGGCCGAAGCGTGGTCGTATCTCGCCACAGAACGGCGGGAAGCCGAGGACAACGACGAAACCGAGTACGAGGATGCCGAGGGGGATTACTCCGACGTCGTCGATGAGTTGGACGCGTACGAATCGTGCGACCACGGGTCCGGTACCGTACACGGCTACACCCCTGGCTACGACGGCACGCATGACCTGGGTATCGCCTACACCGTGACCCAGGTCGAACGGGGCCTGTACCGGTGCCCGTGCTGCGGTGACGACGTCATCGGGGACGTCGGGTACGGCTGCGACGACTGCACCATAGAGGGGTGCGAGGAGAGCCCCGACGCGTGCGGGGAAGTCGCGTACTGGGAATGCCAGCGGACGGATTCTGTGTCCGCCACGGAGGCCATGGAGGCAGACGAGGGTGAGGGTGACGCAGGCTGCACGTGCGAGCGGATCCCGGGCTCCCTGGACTACACCAAATGCGCTTTCTGCATAGACCTGGAAACGCACTGCTACGTGTGCCGACGTGTCGGCCACCCGATAAGTGAGGAATGCACGCCGTGAACGAGTCGGGACAGTTCTTCTACGACCATGCCGGGTACGGATACGACCCGGCCACGGAAACCCCGGAGCAGGGGCGGAAACGGTGCGCACGCGAACTGGCTGCCGCCGAAGCGGAGCGCACCGAGCGGGGGTGGTGGGTTGAGTGGACCCATGACCAGGACAGCGGGTACGGAGGGTGGTACACCGCCACCCTGTACCATGCCGCGCCGCTCACAGGGGAGCGCACGGCACTCACGTCCTGCGGTGCCGTGGACGCTGGGGACGGGGATCCGTACCGGCGTGTCGTGGTCGCCGAACTGGCCAGGGAGGCACTCCATCCATCCGACTGACGAATAGTCAGATTGCCGGGCACACTGTGTCCGGCTTTCTGGCCATTCACCAGAAAGGAAAAGGAATGAAGATCCAATGGAGCCGCTACAACGTCGAGAGTGAGAGCGGAGGCTTCCGCACGTACTGCTACGACTGCGCATACGGGGAGCGTGACTACGGCGACTTCCACCACTGGTGTGAAGCCCTGACAAGCATCGTGGAGCGAATCACCGAGCATGAGCAGTCCGTACACACAGGAACGGAGTAGGAATGGAACCCAACGAAGAACACCCCCAAGGCGCGGCAGTCCTTGACGCAACAGAACGCTGGCTGCGCCGCTTCGTGCACTTCCCCTCCGAAGCGCACTACACCCTCGCAACCCTGTGGGTGGCGGGATCCCACATGACCGACGAAACCGGCACCGTCGTCCACAAGGCATACGGACGGCTGGGATTCGTCAGCAACGAACCCGCCTCCGGCAAAACCACAGCCATGGAACGCGCACTAGCGCTCACCCCGCGCGGCGAGGTGCTGGTACAGCCGTCTCTGGCAGGCATCATGGACGCCATAGACGAGCGGCAGATCATTGCCCTTGACGAGGCGGACAAGTACTTCGGTCGCACCGGACGCATGGCCCATGTCACGGCGTTCCTCAATGCCGGGTACAAGCAGGGTGGTGGCCTTGTGCGACACCGTGGCCGGAAGGTCGACAGTTTCGCCCTGGTCATGTACTCCGGTCTGTTGGAGGCACTGGGGGTGAACCCCGACCTGCAACCGCTTCGCACACGGTCGTTCCTGATCGAGATGCACGCCATGACCCACGGCACCACCGTGGAGGAGTACGACGACGAGCGCCACGACGCCCCTCAGGGCATCCTGCGGCAGGCTGTAGCGTCCTGGGCCCACTCGGTGGCGCACGTGGCCTCTGGGGTGGTCGTGGAGACGCCTGAGGGGGTCACCAACCGCCGTGCACAGATATGGCGTCCTCTGCTCCGCACGGCGGCTCTGGCAGGCGGGTACTGGCCGGACAGGGCACGTGAGGCGTGCGAGGAACTGGAGTCCGGTATCAGCAGTGCGGCACTGGTTCTCACACCGGAACAGCGCATCATTGCCGATGTACTGGCCGTGTGCGAGGGGGTGTCCCGGGTGCCTACGCCGACGCTCATTGAAGCGCTGCATGAGGTGGAGGGTGCGCCTTGGAAGTTCGTGCTCCCCCATAAGAAGGGCGGCGCTGCCAGTTCGGGTACGGCGCGTGAACTGGCTGCCTTGTTGGAGCCGCATGGTCTGTTCCCGCGTCCGCT